ATACACCAGAAGAAGTTAAAGTTCCTAGATTAGAATTTGTAAGTGCATGGGATTTTTATCCAGACCCTAATGCAAAAAATATTGAAGAGTGTGAATATGTTGTACATAGACACAAACTAAATAGAAATCAATTAAGAGATTTATTAGATAGACCTTTCTTTGATAAAGAAGAAGTATTAAAAACTTTAGAAGATGGTCCTAACTATCAGAACAGAACATTTGAAACTCAAATTAAGAATGAAGATAACTCAAACACAACTGAGACAGATAGATTTGAAGTACTAGAGTTTTGGGGTTGTGTAGATAAAAAAGTTTTAGAAGACTCTCAGATTCCTATTCCAGAAGGAATGGATGATGAGAAAGAAATGCAAGTTAATGCATGGGTAACTGAGAATAGAGTTTTAAGAATGGTAGTCAATCCATTTAAACCTTACAGAATACCATACAATGCATTTCCTTATGAGAAGAATCCATATAGTTTCTTTGGTATAGGTGTACCAGAAAATATGAATGATGCTCAACAAATTATGAATGGTCATGCAAGAATGGCAATTGATAATTTAGCATTGTCGGGTTCACTTGTATTTGATGTTGATGAGTCAGCATTAGTTGCAGGACAAAACATGGATGTATATCCGGGCAAGATATTTAGAAGACAAGCAGGTATGCCGGGTCAAGCAATTCATGGATTAAAGTTTCCAAACACATCAACTGAAAACATGATGATGTTTGACAAGTTTAGACAGTTGGCAGATGAGTCAACAGGAATACCTTCATACTCACATGGACAAACAGGTGTTCAAAGTATGACAAGAACAGCTTCTGGTATGTCAATGTTATTATCAGCAGCAAACTTAAATATAAAAACTGTCGTAAAAAATTTAGACGATTTCTTATTAAAACCTTTAGGCGAAGCATACTTCCAATGGAACATGCAGTTTTATGAAGGAGACTTAGCAATAGAGGGAGACCTTGAAGTTAAGGCAACAGGAACATCTTCTTTAATGCAAAAAGAAGTAAGGTCACAAAGATTGACAATGTTTTTACAAAGTGTACAGAATCCTTCGATAGCACCATTCGTAAAGATTCCGGAACTAATAAAAGAACTAGCATATACATTAGACCTTGACCCAGAGACAGTTATCAATGACCCTAATGAAGCAGAAATATATGCTAAGATTATAGGATTACAGAATGCAAGAACAACACAAGCTAGTGGAGCAGATAGTCCAGAGTCCCCAATGGAAGCCCCTCAAGGAGTACCTACTGACACTCCAAGCCCAGACAACTCGGGAGTTGGCAATGGCACAATCGGAACAGGAAGTGTACCGCAAACAGGGGAAATGGAATTTACTGGAACAGTTAATCCAACTGGAACGAACTAATAAACTTAATCAACAACAGGAGTAATAATATGCCAATGGGAAAAGGAACTTATGGTTCTAAAAAAGGAAGACCACCTAAAAAGAAAATGATGGGTGGAGGAATGATGAAGAAGAAAAAAATGATGTATGGTGGCATGATGAAAAAAGGAATGAAAAAAGGAAAATAGTTTTATGGCTACTAGTAAAATTAAAAATCAAATGGATGGGTTTATGCAACCCGCTTCTGATGATGCACCTACTATGGGATTGTATGATACTAACACACCACAAAGTGTAAGAGAAGGAACTCCATTAAGATTATTTGATAAAACTAGAGCAAGATATAAAGCAGGTGATGTTGTAGAAGATAATTACAACAGAGCATTAGCAGTTTATAGTGCAATGAAAAATGCAAATGAACCAGATGCTAAAATCAAAGAACGAATAGGTGAACTACAATATAATAAAATTACTATGAATAAAGCAAATGTTAAGAAAGCTGCAACAGGTGGTTTAATGGGTGGTGACCCTAGACTTGGTAAAGTAGAAGATGTAGGTTATCAAGCTTACGCAGAAGGTGGAGAAGTAGAAGATAAAGGTATGACAATACCAGAACTTTCACCAGAAGCAGAAACTTCTATGGAAATGCAAATGGAAGATGCAATGACACCTAGTGAAGATAATGATATGAATGTTGAAGCACAAGTTGATACTTCTGTTTTAACTTCAGATGAAGAACAATTATTAGAAGAAGTTATTGAAATGCATCCTAATATTATGGATGTGATTGTCAAATTAACTACAAAAGAATTTACCGGTGAAGGCGAAGTAGATGGACCGGGAACAGGAACTTCAGACTCTATACCTGCAATGTTATCAGATGGTGAGTTTGTATTCACAGCAAAAGCTACAAAGCAACTTGGTGTGGACAGACTACGAAAGATGATGAAATCAGCAGAGGCAGAGTATGATAACAGTATGGCAGTTCAAGATTCTCAAATGGAATCTGGACAACCCATGATGGCGAATGGTGGATTATTATCTGCCAATAAGTATAATATATAGAGCTACCCGGGCAATCACCTAGGCACTCTATATCGGCTACTTTTGCAAAACGCAAAACCCCAACACAAGAAAGGTGATTAAAAATGGTTGAAAGTAATGCAGACACTTTACTAAATAGTAAAGCTACTCAGCAGAGTAATGAAACAGAAGCAAATCCATATAATGCTAAAAAGGATTATATTGATTATGAACAAGTAGAAGCAAACGCAAAAGAACCTTTTGCAGATGCTAATACAATGGCGGTTAAGAAGGACCAACCAAAAGTTGTTGTTGACACAATGAGGTCACAAGAACCAGAGGAAGATACTCCGGAAGAACAAGCTGACAAACCTTATCAAAAGGTTGACTACAAAAAAAGATATGACGACCTCAAGAAACATTATGATGGTCGGGTTAATTCTTTTAAGTCAAGAGAAGAGGAACTATTAGCAGAGATTAGAACTAATAGACCTAAGTACAAAGCACCTAAGAGTGCCGAGGAAATCGAAGCTTTTAAGAAAGAATACCCAGATGTTTATGGTGTTGTGGAGACAGTCGCACATCTTAGAAGTTCTAAGGAAACAGAAGATTTAAAACAAGAGATTAAAGGTCTTAAGGAATTAAATCAAACTGTTAACAAAGAAAAAGCAGAAGCTAGGTTAGCGAGATTACATCCAGACTTTGAAGAAATTCGTGAGTCAGATGATTTTCATAACTGGGCGGAAGGTCAACCCGAAGCGATTAAGGGATGGGTTTATGGAAACGCAACAAATGCGGAACTTGCTTCAAGAGCAATAGACTTATTCAAACAGGATACCGGCAAGTCAAAATCTAAACCAGAATTATCTGGCGACTTAGTTGCTGCATCAGAAATGGTGAAAGTTAAAAACAGCAAAGAAATCGGCTATGGTTCTAAAAAGATTTGGACTCGTTCTCAAATAGCGGCAATGTCGCAGTCAGAATTTGATAAGAACGAAAAATCAATAACTGATGCTATGTCAGAAGGTCGTGTCATTAATGACATGGGTAACAGACCAAGCAGAGGTTCTGGTAATCCGACTTACTAAATTAAAGACCGCACATTGTTAATCACTTAACTTAAACAACACAGGAAAGGGGAATATCATGGCGGTATTTCAAAATGCCTCTAATAGTAATCTAAGTAACTTTGATACTACTAGTGGACAACAAAATGAGTTCTTCGTACCAGAAATATTTTCGAAGAAGATTCAAAACTTCTTTAGAAAGTCTTCTGTAATCGAAGCAATAACAAACACAGACTACGCAGGTGAGATTGCGGCTTTCGGTGATACAGTAAAAATCATCAAAGAACCAGAAATCACAGTTGCGGCTTATACAAGAGCAGCAAGTACTACTAAGCAGTATTTAACTGACCAAGAACATACTCTTGTAATTGACAAAGCAAATAGCTTTAAGTTTATAGTTGATGATATCGAGGAAAAACTTTCTCATATCAACTTTGCATCAGTTGGTGCATCAAGTGCAGCTTACACACTTAAGAACACAATGGATGCAGAAGTATTAACTGCAATGTTCGCAGGTGTATCAGCATCTCCAGACCACATTCTTGGTGGTGATGGAAATGGTTCAGCTTCAACTACATTCCAACAAGCTAACCCTCTTGATATGGGTAATGGCGGTTCAGAACTTAGCCCTTTAGCTATCATGGCTAGAATGGCTAGACTTCTTGATGACTCGCAAGTACCAGAAGACCAAAGATGGTTTGTTGCAAAACCAGAGTTCTATGAAGAACTAGCAAGTACTGATTCTAAACTAATGTCATCTGATTTCAATCAAGGTGATGGCGGTGTAAGAAATGGTTTAGTTGCGTCTGGTTCAATTAGAGGATTCCAAATGTATAAATCTTCTAACATACCTGCAACTTCAAATGCTACAGGTCAATGTTTAGCGGGACATATCTCGTCAACAGCGACTGCACAGTCAATCTTAAACATTGAGACTTTAAGAGACACCGACACTTTCGGTGATATCGTTAGAGGTCTTCATGTATATGGAAGACAAGTTCTTAGACCAGATGCTTTAGTTAAAGCAATCTACACTATAGACTAATCTTAATATTGAGGGGGCGATTAATTTCGCCCTCTCTTTTATAATATTAACAGAAACAGAATTAAATGGCAGCACCCTTCAGAACATTTTTAGATTTAACAAATACTCTTGTAAGAGAATTAAATGAAGTAGAACTGTCAAGTGTTTCATTTGCAAATGCAAAAGGAATACAAAAGTATTTAAAAGATGCAATCAATAGAGCATACTTTGATATTTGTAACGCAGAAGATAAATGGAGTTTTTTAGCAGTCGGTGACCCAAGTAATAACTATTATGGAAATGTTGCAGTTGAGACTGTCTCTGGAACTAGGTGGTACAAATTTAACGCAAGTTCAACTAACATTACAAATGACTATGGGTTTATAGATTATGAGAATGTAGTCTTAACAGAAGAAGGTGTATCTGGAAAAACAGCACCATTTGAAATAAGAAATTTAAGACCTATTACTACAGAGTTTTGGAGTAAGCATTATGCAATATCTGAATCAGTAGATAAAAGTAATACACAAACATTTGGTATTCCACAAAGAATTATTAGAAGTCCAAAGAATGATAAGTTTGGTTTATCACCAATACCTAATGGTAAATACAAAGTTTATTTCTTTGCATATTCACAACCAGAAGAATTAACTAATCATGGAGATACAGTAGTATTCCCTCAACAATATACTACAGTATTACTTGCAAGAGCAAGATATTATGTACATCAATTTAAAGATAACATAAGTCAATCACAACTAGCTGACGCAGAATATAAAAAAGGTTTAAGAACAATGAGAGAACAATTGATTGAACCTTTTCCAGATAGAATGACTGACGATAGAACAAGAGTTATATAATGGCGAAGACAGCAGCTTGGCAAAGAAAAGAAGGTAAGAATCCTAAAGGTGGATTAAATGCAAAAGGTCGTGCATCTTACAATAAGTCAACAGGCGGAAATTTAAAAGCACCAAGTAAAAAAGTTGGTAATAAAAGAAGGGCATCCTTCTGTGCGAGGATGAAAGGCATGAAGAAAAAACTTACATCAGCAAAAACAGCAAGAGACCCTAATAGTAGAATTAATAAATCATTAAGAGCATGGAATTGTTAAATGGCAGAACAAGGTGTATCAGTAACATGCGAAGGTGGATTAGACTTAGTAGGTACAACACATACTTTATTTAGAACACCCGGAGTCGCAACAACTTTAGAAAACTATGAATCTTCAATCCATGGAGGATATAGAAGAATAAATGGTTTTGCTAAGTATGGTACTAATACTCCAGATACAACTAGTGCAAACATAGAAGGTATTCATAGTTACGCAAAAGGAGTCGTAGCTTGTCAAGGTTCAAATATTTATTATAGTCCAAATGGAACAACATGGACACAAGTAAATAAAGATACTTATATAACTAAGACAGGAACAGTATCAGTATCAGCAGGTTCACCAACTGTAACAGGAAGTGGAACAAATTTTACTGGACAGTTTGCAGTAGGTGATGACATTAAAATTAACAATGAAATTTTTAATGTATTGTCTATTACAAATAATACATCACTAACAGTTGATGGTAATTTTGTAGCAACAGCTTCAAGTCAATCTATTAAAAAGAATGGAGCAGATGCAACACAATTAGCAAGTGGTTCAGCAATAGCAAGAGTCAGTCAATCAGATTGTAAGTTTGCTTTGTATGAAGGTGAATCACAGTATGGTGAATTATTTATAGTAGATGGAAACAATCAACCTGCATATTTAAAAATAGATATAGCTAGTGGAACACATACTTATTTCTTTAAAGAAGTAGGAAGGTCTGCTCCAGAAAAATCTAAGTTTGCTACAATATTTGGTGAAAGATTAATTGTTGCAGGAGATGCAGATAATCCACAAGTAGTAAGTTATAGTACAAGATTAAAACCAGAAGATTTTACAGGTTCATCAGCAGGAACAATAGATGTTGGTGATAAAGTAAAAACAATAAAACCTTTTAGAAATAAACTTATTGTTTTTTGTGAAACAAGTATATTTCAAATATCTGGATTAGATAGTACTCCTACAGTATCGGGTGTAACAAAAAACATTGGATGCGTAAGTGGTAATACAGTTCAAGAGATAGGTGGAGATTTAATTTTCTTAGCACCAGATGGTTTAAGAACTATCGCAGGAACAGCTAGAATTGACGATATAGAATTAAGTTCTATTAGTAGAAAGATAATGCCATTATTCAGAGATGAAGTAATGCCTTTCTTATCATCAATTAGATTTGCTAGTATGGTTATTAGAGAAAAAAGTCAATACAGATTATTTTATTTTAAAAGTGGTAGTGCAAACAATATTCAAGGCGGAGTTATAGGAACATTTAAAATATCTTCTACAGGTGCAGGGGTATATGAGTGGAGTCAAACAAAAGGTATTCCCGCTAAAGTAGCACACTCTGGTACATCAGAAGATGGAAGTGAAGTTCTTTTTCACTCAGATGAAAGTGGTTTTGTATTTAAACACGATAGTGGAAATAGTTTTGATGGTTCTAATATTGTAGCACAATACAAAACACCAGATATGGATTATGGTGATGCAGGTATTAGAAAAACTTTATACTATATTAAAACAAGTATTCGTTCAGAAGGAACAAATGATAATTTAAAATTACAAACTCGTTATGATTTTGAAAGTAGCGAAGTAACT